GATGGTTTCGTCGAATTTTTCGAGGCGATCGAGGCGCTGGGCGAGTGGCGGCGGCGATCCATCACGCGAACGCTCCTGCTCTACCTGTCCAAAGAACTCGGACACGGTGATCCCGAGGGCCTGCACGGCGGCTAAGAGCGTCTCGACGGTCGGGCCGTCGCGCTTATTCGCCAAGAGTTTATGGATCGCGCTTTGGCTCAGGCCGGCGGCGCGCGCCACGTCTGTTTGCGTCCGTCCGGATGCCTCAAACAACCGGCGGTAGTGCTCCCGCACCAATCTCCAATCCATTGTGCTTTTCGCTCCCATGCATAAAACAGAATTCTGCCTAACGTCACAAGCTGTCAAAACACACAGCAAATTTACCAGAAAACACTTCCGTCAGGAATAACTGGAAAAACACAGAAACGAGAGCCGGGGAAAACATTAGGAAATAGGCCGACTAGTTGACGGCGAGCGGCCACCTTTAGAAGTATCCCGTCAAGGAAACGGGATGGCACCACCGCAATCGAAACCTCAGCCGGTCTACCTCGTCACGCGCCGTCGCGATCGGCACTGGTCGCAAGTGGAGCTCGCCGAACGATCCGGCGTCTCGCAGGCGCATATCAGCAAGCTCGAACGGCGCGGCGACACGCCGGCGACGCCGCGCACCCGGCGCGCGCTGGCGCTGGCGCTCGGCGTCGAGCCGGAGCAATTGCGCTTCGGGCCGAACCCGTTTGCGACGCGCGCGCAACTGCGCGAACGGCGCCGCAAGATCACCCGTCGCGAGCGGATCGCGGCCTTGCTCGACGAGATCCTGTTATGACGCCGGGCTGCTACACCGTCGCCGAAGTGTGCGAGCTCCTGCAACTCGCGCCGAGCTCGTTCTACGAGGCGCGCGCCGCCGGCCGGCTGCCGTTTCTCGAGGAACTCCGGCCGCGCATCGGCAAGAAGATCCGGTACCGCGCCGACCTGGTCGATCGCTATCTCGCCGGCGCCTGGAAGCCGGCGCCGGTCGCCGTACCCGGGCGCCGCTATTTCCGGAAAGCCGGCTGATGTTCGCGCGGCTGCGCTGTCGCCTGTTCGGCGGCCACTACTGGATCCGCACGGTCGACCGCGGCCGCCGGATCGTGCGGCTCGAGTGCCTCCACTGCGGCGCGTACTCGAGCGGATGGATCCTCGAGGCGCCGGCGCCGGGCCGCCGGTTCTGGCGCCGCCTCTTTCAGAAACGGAACCCCGCATGAGCACCGACGCACCCGATACCCCGTCCACCGACCTGGCGCCGCGCCAGGACCGCGCGCCGCTCGCCTTTGGCGTCACCCCGCAAAACTTCGAGGACGCCTGGCGCTGGGCATCGTACGCGGCGCAATCGCTGCTCGTGCCAAAGGACTATCGCAACAAGCCGTACGACATCCTCACGGCCGTCCAGCTCGGGACCGAGATCGGGCTCCCGCCCATGACCGCGCTCCAGTCGATCGCGGTTATCAACGGCCGGCCGGGCATCTTCGGCGACGGGCTCCTGGCGCTGATCCTCGTCTCGCCGCTCTACGGCGACCACGTCGAGTACTTCGAAGTCGGCGGCGCGCGCCAGGCCGGGCTGACGCTCGAGGATCTGAAGGCCGACACGACGCGCGCGGTCTGCTCGTTTGTCCGACGTGGCAAGCCGGAGCCCGTGACGCGCACCTTCAGCGTCGGTCAGGCGAAAAAGGCCGGGCTGCTCGGCAAAGAGGGTCCGTGGCAGCAGTACCCCGATCGCATGCTCCAAATGCGCGCGCGCTCGTTCGCCGCGCGCGATGCCTTTCCAGACGTCCTGAAGGGTGTCCACAGCGTCGAGGAACTGCAGGACGTCCCGGCCGATGATGCGCCGCGGCTCGTGCTCCAGGCGCCGCCGGCGGCCGAGAAAGCCGTGCGGCGCCGCAGTGAGGAACCGGCGGCCGTGCACGTCGAGGACCCGGCCGGGACCGAGTACCAGCCGTCGGCCGCACCGAAGGAAGATCCGCCGCTCGAGATCGTCGCCAACGTGCAAGCGATCGAGCGCACGCTCACGCGGACGGAGATCGTGCTCGGCAACGGGCTGGTGCTCGAGGTCGAGGGCGATCCCGATGACGCGCTCGGCGAGCTCTACAAGTACCTGGGTAAACCGCTCCACCGGCTCCGGTTCACGTACCGGCCGATCGACGCCGGCGGCCGCTTGCGCCTGGTCGATTTCATCGCGGAGTAGGCTGTGGGGCTCACGTTCGATCCAGACCCGCACGTGTACACGCTCGACGGCGATCGCGTGCCGAGCGTAACAGGCATCCTGAAGGCGGCCGGCCTGATCGATTTCTCGCACGTGCCGCTGTCGATCCTCGAGGCGGCGCAACACCGCGGCCGCACGGTGCACGCGGCGATCCACTACTACAACGAAAACGATCTCGACATCGACCAGTTCGGCCGGGATTTCCCGACGTACGCCGGGTACCTCGAGGCGTGGTTGGCCTTCACCGATCAACGCCATTTCCGCGCCGTGCTGAACGAGCGCCGGCTCGCGTCGCGTAAGCACCAGGTCGCCGGGACGGCCGACTGTTTCGGATACCTCGACGGCGTGCCGGTCCTGCTCGATTTCGCGACCGGCCGGCCGCAGGACGTCGCGAAGGATTTGCAAACCGCGGCCTATCACGCGCTCGCGTTCGAATGGGCGACCGAGGACGATCTCGAGCTCTCGAACTTCCTGGCTCGAGCGCGCGGCGTCGTGCGGCGCTACGGCGTGGCGCTCCGGAAAGACGGCACCTTCGCGCTCGAGCCGTACGCGGCGCCGTCGGACTATCGCGAATTCTTCGCGCTCGTCGAATCACAACGGATCGTGGCGCGTCGTCGGCCGACGCGCGCGGAGGTGTACGCGTGATCGCTCTCGACGTCATGCAACCGGACACCGCAAACAGCCTGGCGCCGGAGCTCGCGACGTCGGCCGTGGCGCTCGCCGCCGGCCTGGCGAACTGTCAGATCACGGCCGTCGCCGATCTCGAGCTCGCCGTCGCCGATCGCGACCGAATCGCCGCGCTCAAGAAAACCGTCGTGGATTACTTCGCGCCGATCAAGTCGATGGCCTACAAGCTGCACCGGACGATCTGCGACCGGGAAAACGTGATCCTGCAGCCGCTCGAGGCACGCGATCGCGCGATCCGCGACGCCATGAGCGCGTTCAAGGTCGCCGAGGACCGCGCGCGCCAGGAGCGCGAACGCGAGGAACAGGACCGCCAGCACCGCGAACAGCAAGCGGCCGCGGTGCACGAAGCCGCGGCGCTCGAGGCGTCCGGCCAGGCGCCGCTGGCGGCCGCGGTGCTCGAGGATGCGATCCAGGCGCCGCCGCCGGTGGTCGCGCTGCCGGACGTGACGCGCGGCGTGTCGGGGCTGAAATTCGCGAAGCGCTGGAAGTGGAAGTACACCGGCGGCCCGGCCGACGTCAAGGCGACGCCGGCGCCGATCACCGCGCGCACGATGAAACTGATCCCGCGCGAATTCCTGATCGTCGACGAGGTCAAAGTCGGCGCGTACGTGCGGTCGATGAAGTCGAGCGGATCGATTCCGGGGATCGAGATCTACTCGGTCGACGAGCCGGTGCGGTAACGCGATGTACGCCGAGAAAACCAAAGTGGCGCCGCACCAGACCCGGATGCAAATCGAGCAACTGCTCGGGAAGCACAAGGCGGCGCAGTACGGGACGTTTGTCGACAACGCCGCCAACCGCGCGCGCGTACAGTTCGTCCTCTGCGATCGGATCGTCCGATTCACGATCGAGCTCCCGGCCGAAAAGAACTTTCGCGTGCGGAGGAATTACGAACAGGCCGAGCGGCAACGCTGGCGCGCGCTGCTCCTGGTCATCAAAGCGAAGCTCGAAGCCGTCGACAACAAGATCGCCTCGTTCGAGGAAGAATTCCTCGCCCATATCGTCATGCCGAACGACCAGACCGTCGGCGATCTCGTGAAACCACAGATCGCCGAAGCGTACGCATCGGGCCGGCTCCCGGCGTCGCAATTCCTACTCGGGGCCGGAAAGGACTAACCGCATGCCGTTTGCCTTTGTGCTCTACCCGACACCACTCGACGCGCGCGCCACTCTGACACCCGACGGGGCCCCGGCGATCACCGCCGTTCCGTACACCGATCCCGCCGGCCGGCCTGGACAGATCGCCTACGTGCCGGATGCCGTGACGAGCGACCACGGCGCCGAGCTCCGGCTCGAGGCGCCGAACTATGAATCGCTCCGCGTGCGCGGGTTTCTCCGGCTGGAACACACCGACACCGACGACGTCGCGCGGCTCCAAGTCGACGATTACACGCTCACCGCGGCGGCGATCGAACCGGCGCCAGGACCAACGCCGCCGGCCGGGCCACGGACACCGCTCGACATCATCAACGGCGTCTTTGCGGCGACACAGCCGAACCTGGCGACGATCGCCGGCTGCGGGAAGTTCACGGAGGATTGCTGCGACGCGCTGCACGCCGAGCACTCGCCGATGTGGGGCCACATCGCGAAGGAGCCCGGGCAAAACCAGTACAACGGCCATGCTGTCGATGCGCTGATGCTCCTGGCGAACGTCTCGAACGCGAGCGGCGGCACGACGGCCGGCGTGTACGACATCATTTTTTCGTCGGCGTCGTTTGAGGCGAAACCGGTGTTCAACTACGCGCATCCGCCGCAGTACGAGCTCTGGTACTACCCGGCCAGCGCGCCGACGCGCGGCGTGCTCATGGTCGCCGTCCCGCGGTTCGATCGGCGATGAGCGGAGCGGCGGCGATGCAACTGCACGGGCTCTTTTGGTGGAGCGATCGCTGGCTGAAGTCGTCGGCGTATCTCACGCTCACGCTCGAGGAACAAGGCGCGTACCGCAACTTGCTCGATCACGCGCATCTGAGAGGCGGCGCGCTGCCAACCGATGAGCGGATCCTGGCGAAAGCGAGCGGCGACGCGCAGCGCTGGAAAGCGATCCGCGCGCGCGTGATGCATTACTTCGTCAAACGCGAGGACGGCTGGCACAACGAAACACTCGACGCCGTGCTCGCGCAGTCGGCCAGGCGTGCAACCAAACAGCAATCCTACCGGGCTCGGCGCGGTAAGAAGGCCGGTAACGCAAACGGTAACGCGAATGGCGATAGCCCCGGTAACGATGGTGGTAACAAACCCGGTTCTCCGGATCCGGATCCGGATCTAGAGAGATCTGGGTACCTGCCAGATCCGGATCTGGAGCGCTAGGTTTTGATAGTTGAGAGAGTAGAACCTCGCGCCAAAAGCGCGCGATTTCCCCATTTCTGTGGAAAACCTGTGGAAAACCTCCACGACGCCGGCAACGTCACCGCGCGGATCCTGGCAAAAATGCTGAGAGAAACACTCAATTCAGCACCGGACGCCACGACGTACGCCGACGTCGTCGCCGACGTGAAAGCGCGCGCCGGCCGGATTCGGCTGAAGTGGACCGCTGACGACGTGTCCGAGGCGCTACGCCTGGTCGGATCGAACCGGCCGATCGTCGTCGATTCGACACCGCGCCGGCTCGTCGATCGGCTCGTGCCGGAGCCGCCGATCGTGTCGCGCCCGATTGCGCGATCGATCGTCGTGGAGCTCCGGCGCCGCGACGCAGCGCGCAAGTGGAAAGGCTGCGACTGATGCGGTTCTTTCACCGCGGGATTCCTTTCAAGGCGGCCGCGTGACGCTTCGGTTCACCGTCTACGGCGCCGCCGTCCCGAAAGGCAGCATGCGCGCCTTCGTTCGGCCTGGCATGCGCGCGCCGGTGATCACCGACGGCAACCGCAATGTCAAAGCCTGGCAGCGCCAGATCGCCGCGGCCGCCGGCGCCGCGGTCGCCGAGTTCCCAGAGGCGGAACGTCGCGTGATTGCCGGCGCCGTGCGCGTGACGCTCGCGTTCTACCTGCCGCGGCCGAAAGCGCTGAACACTCACCGACACGCCAGCGCCGCACACACGAAACGGCCGGACCTGGACAAGCTGACGCGCGCCGTGCTCGACGCGCTCACGGCGATTGCGTGGACCGATGACGCGCAGGTGAACGAGCTCGAGGCGTGCAAGCGGTACGCGCCGCTCGAGACGCCGGCGCGCGTCGACATTGCCGTCGGACCGGCCGGCGCCGCCTGGCCGTCCGCGCTCGAGCAACAACTCGAAGGGCTCGACCTGTTCACGTCGGCCGCGCGCCGCGCCGGAGTCATCTAGTGCCGAACGAATACCGGAACCCTGGGCGCTGCGCGATCTGCGGCACACCTGACGATCTCGACCACGATCAGAAACCGCACGGGTTCGAGATCGCGCCGGACCCCGTCGCCAGGTCGTACGCCGAGCTCGCCGTCGCCGTCGTCACAGTGCAGGAACAACTGAACGCGATCGCGCGGCATCAAATCGCGCTCGCGCGCAGTCTCGACGTGCAACTGGCGGCGCAGCGCGAAACGCTCGAATTGCTCCGGACGATCAGCAGCTTGCTCTCGGTGTATTTCGAATGAAGGATCGCCATCGCATTGTCGACGTCTGGCTCGGCACGATCGAGCGCGCGATCGCACGCGGCGACGGCGTCGGCGCTGGGATCCTGACGCGCCAGTACGTGCAGCGCTGTCGCGAGCTCGGGCTACTCGGGCCGCGGCGGCCGGCGCCACGTGACGCGCCGCTCGAGCGGCCGAACGACGGCGAGATCCCGGTATCCCTGCCGATCGTCACGCGGCGCTGGGATCGGCGCGACGGGTGGGAACTATGACGGCGAAGCCGGGCGAGTGGATCGCGTCGTGGCGGCTGACGCGGCGGCAACTCGAGGCGGTCGCGCGCGGCGAGCTCCCGGCGATCTGGCGCACCTGGGCGATCCGCGATTTGAAGGTGCTCGGCGATCCGGCCACGTGCTACGTCTCACGCGTGGGTTCGGTGCGCGCCACGAGGAAGAAAACATGAAGCGAGCCGACGAGAACATGCTGAACGCGATGAGTCAGTACGGCGGGAGTTTCGTACGCGAGCTCGCGCTCTTGTATCGGCTCGCGGATCCGCGCCACCAGGACACGCTGCGCCACGCGTTCGCCGACTACTTCGAGAAGTACGCGCGGATCGCCGTCGAACGGTCGGAAGAAAGGAACGTATGACGCAAGTGCACTTCCTGTTGCTCGTGCTCGCGTTCGTCTGTTTCGCGCTGGCGAGTGCCGGCGTCACCGCGCGGATCAACCTGATCCCGCTCGGCCTGGCGCTGTGGATCCTCACTCTGATCGTTTGAAAGGTGAACATGGCGAAACGACCGAAACGTGCGAAGCCTGTCGCCTACGAGCTCATTGAAGCCGCCGGCGACGTCGGGAAGCCGATGTACGAATTACTTACCTCGATCGTCGCAACACACCACGAGGACGAACTCGGGCGCACCCACGCGCGGATCGCGTTGGCCTGGGCACTCAATTGGAAAACCGACGTTGACGGCCGCCTGGTGCTCGGGCGGTGTAAGAAGGCGTCGGATCTCGATCGCGAGCTCGCGCCGTTCGATTTCGTGATCCTGTTGAATCGCTGGTTCTGGCAGGACGTCCGCGTCACGGACGATCAACGCCGAGCGCTGCTCGATCATGAGCTGATGCACGCCGCCGTTGCGTATGACGAGCGCGGCGGTGTCAAACGCGACGAGCGCGGCCGCGTCGTGTTCCGCACCCGGAAGCACGATTTGGAGGAATTCAGCGACATCGTCTCGAGGCACGGCGTGTGGAAACGCGACATTGAAGCGTTCGCGCATGCCCTGCGCCGCGCCGAAGCGAGAGTATCGGGCGCGTGGGTAGGGATCACGACGCTCTACGAGACGCTGCGCGAGGCGCTCGGCGTCGGTGTCGACGTGGACGTGATCGCAACGTGGCCGGAAAGCGAACGCCGTGAGGTCATGACCTGGGCGCTGCTTCGCAAGGACGACGGGGTTCGCGGGTTTGCGAACCTCGCCATGAGTCAGACGATGCCAGCGTGCCTGGCGGCCGTCGTGCGGCCCGACGCGAACGCGCACTGATGGCGCGGCCGGTAGTCTGCGGCAAGCGCGGCGCGTCGCTCGTCGCCGTCGCCGGCCACGATGAACGCCGCGATCCGGTCGATCCGGTGATCGTCGGGTTCCTCGAGTGTCCGCAGTGCCAGGCCGCCTACGTCTACATGCGGCCGGAGAGGCGCGACGATGGATCGACGGGATGATCTCCTGTTCGGGTTTCTCGTGGCGCTGCCGCTCATGGCCGGCATCGTCGCGGCGCTCTGGTGGTGGTTCTGATGGATCGACCGCTCCAGGCGTGTAGCGAGCCGGGTTGTCCGGCGCGCGTGGTCCGCGGTCGCTGTCCGGCGCACGCCACGGCCACGCCGGCGCCGGCCGTCAGGTTCGGCCAGGGGAGTCGCCAGGCGCGCGGCTACGGGGCAGACTGGGAGCGGCTGCGATCGTGGTTCCTACGGCAACCAGAGAACGTGCTGTGCCGGGCCTGCGAGGCCGCTGGATGCGTAACGCTCGCGCAAGAGGTCGACCACGTGCAGCCGTTCGAAGGACTGACCGATCCGCGGCGTCTCGATCCGTCGAATCTGCAGCCGTTGTGCACGCGCTGTCACCGCAAGAAAACCGGTCGATATCCGAAAGCCCGGGGGGATGTGTAAATGTTACGCGCACCTCGCCGGAGGACTCCCAGGGACTCGACTTATGTCGGATGCAATAAGTGCTGCAGAATCAACGAGTTCCGGCGATCCGGCCGAAATCCCTAAGAAACGAGGCCGTCCGCGGCTGTCCAAGGCCGAGAAGGACCGGCGCGGCACCACCGCGGGAACCCGGCTAGACCCGTCGGAAAGGCCGCCAGCGAGGCCGCCAGACGCCGATCCGACGCGGCCGGCACCGAGGGACTATGTCGCGCTCGCGAACGCGTATAGGGCCGATGTAGCGGCCGAGGTAATCCCGGCGTGTAAGTGGGTCCGGCTGGCCATGGCGCGGCAGGCGCGCGACCTGGCGCGGTCCCGGGCAGAGGCCGCGTGGCCGTTCGTGTGGTCCGACGAGGCCGCGGCGGCCGTGTGCGCGTTTGTCGAACGGCTCCCGCACGTCGAGGGCCGCTGGGCGACCGCGACGATCCACCTCGAGCCGGCGCAAATCTTCTTGCTTACAACCTTGTTCGGCTGGCGGCACCGGGCCGATCCCGCGCGCCGGCGGTTTACGTCGCTGTACTGGGAGCTCGGGCGGAAGGGCGCGAAGTCGACGCTCATGGCGGCGATCGCGCTGTATCACATGCTCGAGGAAGACGAGCTCGGGCCCAGCGTGATTTGCGGCGCGACGACGGGCAGCCAGGCGCGCGTCGTGTTCGGGATCGCGCAGCAGATGGCGCACCGCTCGCCGTGGCTGCGGCGCCAGGGGATCCGGCCGTTTGTCAACAGCATTTGCCTGATGCCGGACGGCGCGACCACGATCGGCACGATGAAGCCGATCAACTCGCGCGCGTCGACGCAGGACGGGCTGAATCCGTCGTTGATCGTGCTCGACGAAGGCCACGCGCAGACGTTCGAGTTGTACGACGTGCTGAAGTCGGCGCAAGGCGCGCGTCCGAATCCGTTGCTGCTATGTCCGACGACGGCCGGCTATAACCAACTCTCGATCGGCTACGCGCTGCGAACGACGCTCTGCAAGGTGCTCGAGGGCGTGATCGAGGCCGACCACGTGCTCGGGCTGATCTACACGCTCGACGAGGGCGACGACTGGCGCGACGAGCGCGTGTGGATCAAGGCGAATCCGATGCTCGGGATCACGCCGAGCCTGGACTACTTGCGCCGGTACTGTCTCGACGCGCAGCAAACGCCCGGGCTCGAGGCGGAATTCCGCGTGAAATGTTGCTCGCAGTGGGCGAGCGCCGGATCGGCCTGGCTGTCGATGGCGCACTGGGACGCGTGCGCCGATCCCGCGCTGCGAATCGAGCACTTTCTCGGCGCGCCGTGCTGGATCGGCGGCGACCTGGCGCAACTCGACGATCTCGCCGCGGTCGCGTATGTGTTTCACCGCGACGATCGGCTGTACGCGTTCGTGACGTGCTATCTGCCGGAGCAAGTCGTCGAGATGCGCGCGCGCGCCGTGCCGGAGTACCTGATGTGGAAACGGCGCGCCGAGCTCGTGCTCACGACCGGCACCATGATTGACCACGGGCGGATCGAGGCCGACATTCGTGCGGCGTGTACGCGGTTCCAGGTCAAAGACATCTGCTTTGATCAATTCGGATCGGTGCAGCTAGTCGGAAGCTTGTTCAACTCCGGGTACCCCGCGCGCATGGAACCGAAGAACACGAAGAACACGACGCCGCCGGCGCGCGAGCTCGAGGCGCGCGTGAAGCACGGCCGGTTCCGCCACGACGGGAATACGTGCCTGCGCTGGCAAGCGAGCAACGTCGTGGTCAGTCGCCGGATCGATGATTCGCTGTTGCCGAAAAAAGAGGCGGCCGAATCGCCGAACAAGATCGACGCGATCGACGCGCTGCTCCAGGCGATCGGCGGGTACCTGCGCGCGACGGCCGCGACGCCGCAGTATGCGATCACGGTGATCGGGTGACGGAGGACGCGCGCCTTCCGCCGCGGAAAGGCGGCCGGCCGCGCGTCGACGATCCGCGAACCACCGTCACGACGTACGTCCGCACCGCGGACTACGATCGCCTGGTGCGGCTCGCGCTGAAACACGATCGCACCGTCTCGGCGATCGTGCGCGATCTCCTGAAACTCAAACTCTAGTTTTTCTACAAAACAACCGGCGCCGGCTGGGCTCGGCCTGATCCTCGTTCGCACTGATGGATCGCGCGTACGCCTTGCTCGAGGTCAAATCGATCGACGCGTCGCGCCGCACCTTCAGCGGCATCGCGTCCACGCCGGAGCTCGATCGCCAGGGCGACATCATCGATCCGGCCGGCGTCACCTTCCGTAATCCCGTCGCGCTCCTGCTCCACCACGATCAACGGCTCCCGGTCGGGACCGCCATGCTGTCGCGTCTGCCAGACGGGCGGATCGCGTTCGAGGCGACGATCCCAACGGTCGACGAGCCCGGCACGCTCCAGACGCGCGTCGACGAAGCCTGGCAATCCGTCAAGGCGCGGCTCTATCGCGCCGTGTCGATCGGTCACAACATCGCGCGCGACGGCGTCCAGTACTTGACCGCCGGCGCGCGCCGCCTGACCGCGACGGAAATCTGTGAGCTCTCCCTGGTCGCGATTCCCGCGAATGTCCACGCAACGATTCTGCACGTGAAATCGCTGGCGCGCCCAGCGCGAGGTACCGGTATGAAACTCACCACGGCCGAACATATCCAGGCGCTCGAGAACAAGCGCGCCGCGCACACAGGCCGCATGGCCGACATCATGGCGACGGCCGCCGACGGCGGCGCGACGCTCGACGAGGCGGCCGCGACGGAACATGACGGGCTCGCGCTCGAGGTCAAATCGATCGACGCGGACCTCGTGCGCTGGCGTGATCTCGAACGGATCCAGGCGGCCGCGGCCGTGCCGGTACCGCCGACCCCACGCGCGCCGGCGCTCCCGGTCATTTCGGTGAAGGGCGCGAACGTGCCGGCCGGCACCGCGTTTGTCCGGCTTGCGTGCGCGAAACTGGTCTGCAACGGCAACATGCACGAGGCCGCGGCGTACGCCGAACGCTGGAACGATTCAACGCCGGAGGTCGCGCTCGCGCTCAAGGCGGCGATCGCACCGGGCACCACGACGGATCCGACATGGGCCGGACCGCTCGTGCGGCCGTCGATCTCGAATGAATTTATCGAGCTGCTCCGCGCGGCGACGATCCTGGGCAAGATTCCCGGGCTGCGGAATGTGCCGTTCAATACGCTGGTCCCAAGTCAGACAGCCGGCGGGTCATACAACTGGGTTGGCGAGGCGAAGCCCAAGCCCATGACGGCGCTCGGATTCACGAGTGTCACGCTCGGGATCGCGAAGGCGGCCGGCATCATCGCGATCACCGACGAGCTCGCGCGGCTCTCGTCGCCGTCGGCCGAGGCGCTTGTGCGCGCCGACATGATCGCCGGGATCGCGCGGTTCCTTGATCAGCAATTCACCGACCCCGCGGTCGCCGCGGTCGCCAACGTGCACCCGGCGTCCATCACGAACGGCGCGCCGACGGCCACGGCGACCACCAATCCGCTCGCCGATATTCTCGGCCTGATCGCGCACTTCGCCTCGTTCAATATCCCGGCGGACGGGCTCACGTTCATCCTGTCGGCCGGCAACGCGCTGGCGCTGTCCTTCCGATCGAATCTGGACGGCTCGCCGCAATTCCCGGGCGTGACGATGAACGGCGGATCGTACCGCGGGATCAATTTCGTCGTGAGCAACACCGTCGGGCAGCTTGTGATCGCGCTGCAGCCGAGCCTGATCCTGTTCGCGGACGACGGCGGCGTGACGATCGACGTGTCGCGCGAAGCGTCGCTGCAGATGGATTCCGCGCCCATGTCGCCGGCGGATGCGACGACCGTGTTCGTCTCGCTCTGGCAGAACAACATGGTCGGGCTGCGCGCGGAACGGTACGTGAACTGGCTCCGGGCGAATCCGAACGCGGTGAAGTACCTCACGGGTGTCGCGTGGCCGGCGCCGAGTGGCACCGACGCGCCGGCGTCGCTCCAGAGCAACGACCGCAAGGCGGCGTAACGCCGATCACCACATGGGGATCTTTGCGACGGTCCGCGCGCGTGTCGGCGCCCTCTTGGCTCCGGTACGCGCCGGCGGCGTACCGGGCGCCGGCGGTTGGTCGCCGCTGGTCCGCGAACCGTTTACGGGCGCCTGGCAGCAGAACGCCGAGATCACGATCGATACCGGGATCAGCAACCCGACGGTGTTCCGGTGCGTCTCGCTGATCTCGGGCGACATCGCGAAGACGCCGCTCCGGCTCGTCGAAGTCGACGACAACGGGATTTGGACCGAGACGAGCTCGCCGGCGTTTTCGCCGGTCCTCCGCAAACCGAACCGGTACCAGACGCTCGCCCAATTCAAAGAGCAATGGACGATCAGCAAATTGCTCTGGGGCAATACCTACGTGCTCAAGGATCGCGACGCGCGCGGCGTCGTGGTCGCACTGTACGTGCTCGATCCGGCGAAGGTGACCGTGCTCATCGCGCCCGATGGATCCGTGTACTACCAACTGGACACGTCGGACGTGATCGGGATTCCGCCGGAGGGGATCGCGGCGCCGGCGCGCGAGATCATCCATGACCGCTGGAATTGCGTGTTTCACCCGCTCATCGGGCTGTCGCCGCTCTACGCGTGCGGCGGCGCCGCGCTCGAGGCGAACAATATCCAGAATTCCAGCAGTACGTTTTTCGGCAAGGGCGGCCGGCCGACGGGGATGCTCATCGCGCCGACGGAGATCTCGCTGGACACCGCGGCGCGCCTCAAGGAGCAATGGAAGGCGCTCGGCAACGGCGACACCGCGGTCGTCGGCAACGGCATCAAATACCAGGCGATCGATACGACGGCCGTCGACTCGCAACTGACCGAACAGCGCGACGCGACCGTGTCGACGATCGCCGGCTGTTTCGGCGTACCCGTGAGCTACGTCGACTCGACGAAGCAACCGCCGTACGCGAACAGCGAAGCGACGCAACTGCAGTATCACGCGCAGTGTCTGCAGGTGCACATGGTGAGCATGGAGAACGCGCTCGACGAAGGGCTCGAGCTCCCGGCGCCGTTCGGGACCGAATTCGATCTCGACGCGCTGATCTGGATGGATACCGACACGCGATCGAAGGCGGCGAAAGAGGCCGCCGGCACGCTCACGATCAACGAGATCCGGCGCAAGTTCTACGGGCTCGGGCCGGTCGAGGGCGGCGACACGGTGTACCAACAGCAACAAATGTTCAGCCTGGCGGCGCTCGCCGAGCGCGACGCGGCGGCGCCTTTTGCCACGCCGTCACCGGCACCCCCGGCGACGCCGCCAGGACCGACCGAGGAACAGGTCGCGGCCGCAGTCGCGGCGATGGCGGGGCAACCATGATGCCGCCGCTGGCGTTTCCCGGCCGCGTCACGATCGCGATCCCGCTCGTGCCGCTCGCCGACATGAAAGCGCACTTGCGGATCACCGATACGGCGCACGACGCCGACGTGACGGCGATCAGCGCGGCCGCGCAGGACGCGATCCTGGCGTACCTCACCGGGGCCGCCGATCCGACCTGGACCGACGCGACCGCACCGCGCGCCGTGGTGCACGCGATCAAGATCTTCGCGACGCACCTGTACGAACACCGCGGCGACGACATGGATCCGAGCACGTCGGGCGCGACACCCGACGCGGCGGTATGGGCGGCGATCGAGCGGCTACTCGGCCGCCACCGGGATCCGACCCTTGCCTAGCGTCGGCAGCTATCGCCAGCTTGTCGTGCTCGAGGAACCCGGGCCGGTGACGCCGGATCCCGACGGCGGATTTACGGATGGCTGGTTGCCGCTGGATCCGACCGTGTGGGCCTGTTCGATTGCGCCGGCAACCGCGCGCGATCTCGAGTCGATCGGCGCCGGCTCGATCCTCGCGCAAGCGACGCACATCGTGAAAGGGCGCTATCACCCGGGCATCACCACGCAAACGCGCCTGTCATTCGAAGGGCGCGTGCTCAACGTCGTCTTTGTCGCGAACCGCGACGAGCGCGACATCGAAACGAACCTGGTGTGCGCCGAGGTCATCAAATGAGCGTCACCTGGACCGGGCTCGACGAATACGAGGCCGAGCTCGCCGCCTGGCCGATGCAAGCCGCCGGCGAGGCCGCGCAACAGGTCGAACGCGCGGCCGAAGCCGCGTACGAGTCGATCCGCGCCGGCTACACGGTGATTACCGGGCGGCTGCGCGACGGGCTCCAGCGCGCCGACGTCACGACCGACGCGCTGCACCCGAAATGGCGCGTCTGGAACGACGTCATTTACGCGCGCGTGTGGGAATCGGGCGGCATGACGTCGGCCGGGCCGCACGCGCCGGGCAAGCTGTTTGTCCCGACGATGCAGCGCAACCGGCGCGCGCTCACCGCGGAGCTCGTCGAGATCGTGAAAACCGGCGCCGAAACCGTCACGGTGAACGAATGAGCCGGCCAGACTCCGGCGCGATCTCGACGGCCGTCGTCGGCGCGCTGCAAGCCGACGCGACGCTCGCCGGCCTGATGCCGGAGGGGGTGTGGTACGGGCTCGCGGCGCCGGGGCTCACGCGCTTCGTACTCGTGACGCTCCAGGACGGCGTCGACGATCACGTGTTCGGGCAACCGCGCGCGATCGAAGAACGGCTGTATGCGGTGAAGGCGGTCGGGCTGTCGCGCGACGTGACGATCGCGACGATGAAACAGGCGGCGCACCGGATCGACGAACTGCTCGGCCTGGCGACGCTCGACGTCCCGGGCTTTGTGTTCATGGACTGCGATCGGGAACCGCCGATGCTCGAGGATCCCGTCCCGGATCCGGTCGACGTCTCGCTCGTCTGGCATCACTACGGGGCGCACTACCGGGTCCGCGTGGCGTGGCCCGATCCGGTTGCAACAGCACTGAACGTGGAGGGATCCAACAATGGCGATCAAAAGCGGCCGGTACGGGAAAGTGAGCTGGGATCCGGCGGGGGGCTCGGCCACGGTGCAGATCATCTCGATCAACACCTGGAAGGGTGATTTTAAAACCGACTACGAGGACGTGTCGTGCTTCGGCGACGCGAACCGCGTGTACGTGCCGGGACTGATGGACATCGGCGGCACGTTCGGCGGGTTCTGGAATTCCGCGGAGCTCGCGCTGTTCAAGGCGGCCATGTCGCCGTCGCCAGGCACGCTCGAACTGATGCCGAATACGACCGAACCGAGCTACATCTGGAAGGGCCCGGCGTACATGGACGCGTCGATCGATTGTTCGATGAACGCGCCGAAAGTGACCGGCACCTTCAAGGCGTCGGGCGATTGGGCCGTGCCGGGCGAAACGGTCGCCACGGGCGCCGGGCCGGGTACCGGGCTCGGATCGTTCACGCCGGCCGGCGCCATGCCGCCGGCGAACCTGGCGGCGCTCACGGGCGTGACGGCGACGCCGGCGACCGCGTGGACTGTCGGCCAGTACATCCTGTTGGGCGACGGCAGCAAAGCGCACTGGACGAGCTCCGCGTGGGCGGCTGGCCCGGCCTGATCGATGTTCACCGGCGACGTCGCGCTGTCCGGGCTCGAGGCCACCGTCGTGTGGGGGTACCACACGGCGGCCGTCTGTAAGTCCTGGACGGTGCGACGCACGCCGAAAGGGCAATGGACGCTATCGGCGGTCATTCAGCGCGCCGACGCCTTCCAGCTCCGACAACGCGATCTCAAGTTCACGGCCGCGCGCAAGGGCGGCTATTTCTGCTGGCCGGTGTTGTCCGTCACGCTGGCGCCGACGACGTTGAGCGCGGTCCTGGGACCGCCGGAAAGCTGACATGAGCCGATCCCGTTTCGTCCACCCGGAAACTGCGATCCTGACGCTCGGCAACGGCGACACGCTGATCGTCCGGCGCCGGCTGAACATCGGCGAACAGCGCGAGTCGTACCGCGTCTGTTCCGCGCTCGTCGAACAGGACGACGGCACCGTGAAACGGATCCCGGATCCGCACCGGATCGGGCTCGCGAAGGTCGCCGCGTACCTCGTCGACTGGAACCTGGCCGGCGACGACGCGCCGATCCGGGGGCTCGATCTCGAGCAACGCGTGGCGCTCGTCGACAACCTCGATCCCGACGACTTTTACGAAATCAAAGAGGCGATCGACGCACACGAGGCGGCGACGGTCGCCGCGCGAGTCGCGGAAAAAAAAGCCCAGGCTGGCGAGATGAACGGGCCAGCGATCTCGCGCTCGCCATTCGTTGCGGCTGGCCCGTCGACGTAGTCCGCGCGCTCGATCCCGATGATTACGACATCCTTCGGGAACTGCTGAACACGCCGCAGGGCTAACAACGCGATGCCGATCACCGGACATTTCGAAGCCGATTTTTCCGCCTTCAATGACGGCGTGAAAACCGCGACGGCCGCGCTCGCCGGTCTGGAAGCCGATAGCAAGGACGCCGGCAAAGCGCTCGACCAGATGGGCGCGACCACGCCGGCGACGGTCAAAGCGATCACGACGGAAACCAAGGCGGCGACGTCGTCCCTGATCGACCTGGGCGGCGTCACGCGCCAGATCGGCGGCATGCTCGCCGGCGCGTTCACCGTGCAGCAGATCGCGAACTTCGGCGCGGCCGTGTTCGAGGCGGCCGACGCGATCGGGACGATGGCCGCAAAAACCGGCATGTCGACCGACGAGGTCCAGAAACTCCAGTTCATCGCGCAACAGTCGAGCGTGTCCGTCGGCGCGCTGAGCGGCGCCGCGCAGCAGCTCCAGGCGGATATCGGCAGCAACAATGCCGGCGTCGTCCGCGCCGTCGGCGATCTGAATATCAATCTCGACGAGTTTAAGAAGCTCTCGGCGTACGACCAATTCGTCCAACTGAGCGCCGCCGTCGCGGGGATCGAGGATCCCTACCAGCGCGCGGCCGAAGCCGAAGCGATTTTCCACAAGAACTGGAAGGAGATTTACCCGGCGATGAAGGCCGAGATCCAGGATCTCGGCGACCAGGCGCCAGTCCTGAAAGAGAAATACGTTCAGAACCTCAACGAAATCGAAAATGCCTGGAAGCACCTGAAAACCGAGACGGTCAACGCCGGCGGCGCCATTCTCGGGAGCCTGGCCGAAACGAACAAGGAATTCGACGCACAGGTAAAAGCCTCGCAGGACTGGGCGGCGATCCAGGCGTCGGCCGACGCCGGGCTGTCCGTCGCGCTCGCCGCGATCCCGCCGCTCCAGACCGCGGTCGCCACCGGGTTCCAGGCGATCACACTGTCGGCCGAGGACGCAAAGATCCAACAGGATAGTTGGGGCGCGGCCGCGACGGCGACGATGGAACAGAACAAGGCGGCCGCGGATGCGACGAAGGCGGCGTACGACGAGCTCGCCAAAGCGTTCGAGAAACAGAACGCCGAGATCGAAACGGCGACGCGCGCGCACTGGGAGGAAGTCGCCAAGCTGCAGGAGGACGCCTTCGGGACGCCGGCGCTCAAGCGCGCCGCGACCTGGAGCGATGCGATCACCGGGCTCAATGACGACGTCGGCCGCCTGTCGGCGAAGATGCGCGACGATCTCGGGGCGACCATGCGCGACGCGCTCGAGGCGATGGCGCGCAACGGCACGCTGACCGACGAGGCCGCCGACCGCTATACCGATTTGATGCTCAAGGTCGACGCCTATAACGCGTCGCTCAAGGCCCAAGCGGACACGATCCTGCCGGCGGCGTCCGGCGCCGTCACCGACTACACGCGCGCGCTGTACCAGCAGGCGATCGCCGAGGATGCCGTCAGAAACGCGCAGGCTGGCGTCGGCGGCCCGTCGGGCAACGTCGGCGGCTCTACGGACGGCAGCGTGTACACGTCGCCCACGGGCAACCAGGGCGGCTCGGTGTATGTCCCGTTCGAGGCGAATTCCGCGACGAGCGGATCGGGCGCCGGCTCGAGCTACTACGTCCCGCCGGCGCGCGCGGCTGGCGGCCCGGTCGCGGCCGGTACCTCGTACCTCGTGGGCGAGAAAGGGCCGGAGCTCTACACGCCAGGCGCGAGCGGCGTGATCACCCCGAACGGCGCCGGCGCGACGGTCGTACAAAACACCTTCCACCTCGTCGACACCGAAAGCAACCTCGCGCGGCGCGTGAGCGATCTGATCATGCGATCCGTCCTGCAAGCGCGGCGTGTGTAGCATGGCGGCCGCCTCGAGCAACGCGATCGTCAATGTCGGCCGGCTGAATGCCTTTCGGCTCAACGCGATCGAGCCCGGGCTCCGGCGCGTGCGCGCGTCGCGGCTCACGATCACGCTCGACGGCGCGCTGCTCAAGGTCCGCGAAGGATCGTTGCAAATTCACGACGTGATCAACGACGCGCCGAACACGTGCACGCTGACCGTCGACGCGGCGACGCCGCCGCACGTCGGGCAACGGCTGCGCGTCGTCTCCGGCGTGGATCCGCAATACCTGCTCTTTGTCGGGCGAGTCCAGAGCGCCGTACAGAACCACGTCGGGCGATCGGCCGTCCCGCACCCCACGCTCGAGTGGCACTGCGAGGCGATCGACGATACCGTGCAGAGCGACTGGCTCCGGCCGTTCGGCGCCTGGGAAGGCGTGAGCGCGACGAATGTCGCGTATGACCTGATCACCCGGTTCATGCCGGGCTTTCTCGCCGACGGCGTGCAACTCAACTTACCGCCCGTCACGCTCTATCTGGATGGGTCCGAGCGCGTCAACGGCGCGCTCCGGCTGCTGGCGAAATTGATCGGCGGGTATTACTACTTCGAAAACTACGTACTGCATCTCTTTCAGGGCGACGAGCCTGGCCTGAGCCCGGACGACGTCGACGGCCGGCCGGGCCAGATGCTCGAGGATCCGCCGTTCGCCTTCAACTATGACGACGCGCAGATCCGGACGCGCTGCTACGGCAAGGGGCATAGTCAGCCGACGCTGTCGGCCGTCAACGCCGGCGACACGCTGATCCCGATCGCCAATGCGGTCATGTTCACGGCCGGCGGGGGGAAGGCGATCAGCGAGTGGCAACGCCTCACGTACACCGGCACCGTGATCGGCGGCGACGGGGCGCTGATTGGGCCAGGCGTCACGCCGGCCGGCGCGCCGACGGTCGTGGTCATCGCGGGAACCGGGATCACGCCAGGCGCGCACAACTACGCGTACACCTGGGTGACGGCCGCCGGCGAAACGCTCCCGTCACCGGTCGCGAGCATCACGATCGTCGGCGGGGCGATCGGCGCGCCGAACAACGCCTCGTTTTCGGTCAGCACGGGGATCCAGTTCGGCGGACCGCCGGCCGGGACGGTCATGGACTACCGGTTCTATATTTCGGACGGCGCCGGCCACCTGTCGCCGCCCGCACCGGGCATCCGGATCACGTCGAACGGGAACCGGCCGCAACTGAACTTCGTGACGACGACGGACATGGCGGGTCGGTACGTCTATATCTATCGCACCGACAACAACGGGCAGGGATGGGCGCTCGTCACCATCCAGGGCGCGAGCGCAGGCTACACGCAACCGTACCCGCCGAACCAACCCGCCGGCTATGGGCAACAGTGGACCGATTACACCGTCTCGTTTACCGGCGGCGCGCCGGCGGCGCCCGTGGGCGGGGATCTCACGCAACCGAGCGCGGTCGGGGTGGGCGCGATCGCGGTCGGGCCGGCGTCGGTCACGGCGCGCCGCCTCTATCGCACCGCGGCCGGACAAACCGCGCTGAAGTTCCTGGGCATCCTGAACGACAACACGCAGACACAATTCGGCGACGTGGGCCCCGACGGCGTGCTCGGCGCGGTCGCGCCAGGCGTCGATACCTCCGGGCTCCAGATGCCGGCCGGCCAGGTGCTTCCGGGCGCGCCGACGATCCCGGTGTCGGGTACCGCCTGGGCGCGCGCCGCCGGCGGATGGGCGGTCATCGGCAACGGGCAACAGGTGATCCGGTACACCGGGATCAGCGGCAACACGATCACCGGGATCCCGGCGTCTGGCGCCGGTGCGATCGCCGCGGCCGTCAATTACAACTCCACGATCAGCGGCGCGCCGATGCTGATCGGCGTCGCCGGCCTGGGCGCCGCGCTCATTCTCGGCGCGCCGGTCAATATTTGGGTACAAGTCGACGACACGAGCGCGCAAGCGGCGCTCGCCGCGCGTGTCGGCGGCTCGGGCATCATTGAAAACCTGATCGTGGACGAGCGGCGCGGCGAACCGTCGCTCACGGCGATTTGTGTCGCCGATGTCGCGATGTACGGGTACGCGATCCTCACCGCGCGCTACACGACGTTCGATCCGAAGTCGCGCAGCGGCCGCCAGGTGCGGATCAACCTGCCGACGATCGGGATCACCAACCAGTACCTCGTGCTCCAGGACGTGACGATCACGCAGGGCGACGGGCCGCCGCAATTCACGTGTATTGCCAGTACGGTCCGCACGTCGTTCGAAGATCTGCTGCGCCGCCTGGTCGGGACGCTCGAGGAAGGATTCTAAAACGTGGCTATCAACCGCGCGCCGTTCAATGCGCTGATCGACGACAACGGGACCGGGCTCACCGGCTCCGTGTGGAACAAGGCGGCGATTCAGGGCGTGATCCTCGATCCGGTCGACGCCGCCTTCGGGACGACTCGGCAAGCATGGGTACCGGTCGATACGAGCGGCGCGAATCTGCCCCTGTCGAATGGCGGCTGCTATTTCGCGAAGGTCGGGTGCGTGGTCTTCTTTTGGGGCTACGTCGCCTATCCGGCCAACGCGGACGCGAACCAAGCCAAGATCGGCAACTTGCCGTTCGCCGCGAGCACGACGGCTGGCGGGTTTGCCGTGTACGGCGTTCCGACGATGTATCACATCTCGAACGGCTCGGCGGCCCTGTTGCTGTTCAACGGCACGACGGGCGCGCCGGTCACGAACCAGGGCGTCTCGGGCGCCACGCTCATTTTCCAGGGCAGCTATCCCACCGCCGCCCCGTAAGAAAGGTCGCAACCGATGGGCGCACCGCACGGCGCACAAGGCAATCAGAAGCAACACACCGAGAAGCCGCTGAAGGTGTACGCCGAGCAATACGTCGAGGGCGCGCCGTTGCCGGTGGGCGCGGTGATCTTCAACACTGATTTTCGATCCGCGGATCCGCCGCCACCCTACACCGACGGCGTGCCGCGGGTTCTCCTGCCCACGGGGCCGAAGATCCTCAACCTGACCGACTGGGTCATCTCCAACCGCTACACGGGCGCGCCGACGGAGGTCATCTCCGACGAGGAATTCTCCGAACGGTTCGGCGGCAACGTCGAGGCCGGCTGATGCGCCTGGCGCTCGTGGTGCTCGCCGCGGCGGCGTGCGGCTGCTCCGTGGTGCATCGCGTCGACGTGACGCCGCCAGGCGCGCCGAAGCGCTGGGTCTGTCTCGACGGGCTCCCGGTGCGCGTGCTCGTCGACGTGCGCTGTGCGGACGGCGTCTGCGGCTACACGTGCGCGCCGGCGCGCTGGACGGCCGACGATCGCTGACACACTCGGGCGCGATTTGTGTCAGACGATTTGTGTCAAAACAGATAAGTGTTTCACGTGGAACACGTTAGCGGAACGGGTCTGCGTTGCAGAGGGACGCGCACCCGTAAGACCAGCCGCGCGCGCCGCTCCCGCGAAATCGCCAAATAAACCAATATAAACGGGCCTGAATTCGCTGTTTTGGGGCGCGTCGCCGCCTGGCGAGAGATCCGGTTCTCTCCGGTTTGATGCGCCTAACAGGGGCCGTTTGTGTCAAACCGCGGCGAAATTTGTGTCAGAGGATGAGGCGGGTATCGTCGGTCAGGTGGATCGCGATTTCCTGCGCCGTCGCGCTATAGCGATTCGCGTCGCGCACGATCGCGCGCGCTTCCTGCTCGGTATACCGGCCGGCGCGATCGATCTCGACGCTGTACCCCATGCGGCCCGGCCGCCACCAGGCGCGATGCTCGAACGACCAGATCACCCAATCCCGATCGTCGGTCACGCGGTCAGTTTCCACCGTCGGTGATGATGTCGCGCGATCCCTGGCGAAGCTCGCGAAAATCGAGGAGCGCGGCGCTCGCCGCGTTGTCGGCGAGTCCAACCTTGTCGACGAGGAACTGATAGATCAAGGTATCGGACACGGCCGCCTCGATCGCCTCGCCAAGCATGCGATGGATCTGTCGCGCCTTGTCCAGATCCCATTGCGACATCTGATCGTTCAGCGAGAATTCGACCATGCCGGTTTTTGTCCTGGCCGAGAGGATCGTCGAAAACGCGACGTTGTCGGCTCGGGTTTCGTCGTGGCGCGCGTGCTTGAGGCGTAGATGCATCATCAACGCTTTCGCCACGTACGCCGTCGCGAGCTCGTGATCGGCCGGCGCGGCATCCTGGCGCGCGTTCCATTCGCAAAAGGGGCAAGTGCCGACAATCATGGAGAGGGATCCTTTTCTTTACGCGACGGCGTGCGGCGCCGGCGCCTGTTGGCGGGACTGCTCGGCGGCGATCGCGGCCAGGCGCGCGCTCACCGCGGCCGCGGCCGCCTGGTCTACGGCGCGATTCGCGCCGAGCGCATATCGGGCCGTGGCCGGCGATCCCTTCGCATGGCCCAGGAACCGGCCGACGGTTTCGAGATCGCGCGTCAACTGGTACAGGAACGTTCCGAAACTATGCCGGAGGTCGTACACGTGCACGGCCGCGGCGCCGCGCTCGTCGACGAGGCCGCACGCGACGGCCGCACGCCGAAACGCCTTATTCAGCGGTCGATCGCTGAACGGGCCGCACGCCTTCGCCTTGATCAACGCGCGGAACGCGGCGACGCCTTGTGTCGTGAGCGGAATCGATCGCGCCTCGACGCCGGCACCCTTCAGGCGCGGCGGCAAGTGCACGATCGCGCCGGCCAAGTCGATGTGCGTCGGGCGCAATTTCGCCAGGACGCCGGGCGGAATCCCGGTATAGGCGATCACCTTCACCCGGACGGCCGTCAAGGCGACGGCGCCGGACGTGCGGCGCGCGTGCATGGCGCCGAGAATTCGCATGATCACGTCGTAGGGAATCGCGCGCGGCTCGTCGTACTTCGGCCGCGGCGGTTTCGTCGCCAGGCGCGCCGGATTCGGGCCGCCTTTGCCGTTCAAGTGCTGATAGAACGACTGCAAGCGAAGCACGTAATTGCGCGCGGTCGCGTGATGCATGCCGGCGATCTGCCAGGTCTGCAACTGTTTCTCGATTTCGTCGGGCGCGATCGTGTTCCGATGCCGGCCGCGGCCAAGCGCGAGCGCCCATCGATCCAGCATGAACACCGCGGATCCGATCGTCCGGAGCGCCGCGCGGCGTTTGCCGTACTCGACGATGTCGGCCGCGAAGGATCCCGCGGCTGGCGTCTCGAGCGGCGCCGGTTTCTTCGCCGCCTGATCCTCGCGCCATTTCACCATGACCGATTCGGCCGTGCCGGCCGGGAATGATTCCCAGGCGCGCACGCCGGCGATCATCTTGTGCACTTGGTACGAGCCGTCGGCGCGCTGGCGGATGCCGCGGGTGGTCGGTTTGGTCTTACGTTTTGCCATTGGCGAGCTCATTTAACAGACGTTCAAGCGACGCGACGATCGCGAGTGCTTCGGGCGGATGCCGTGTCGCCAGGGAGACGAGGGCGGCGACGACGTGCGCCAAGCGGCGCCAGAGGCTCGCCGGCAGTATCGCCGCCGGTGTCGCGGCGGATCTTGTCGATCTCCATGCGGAGCCGGACAAATTCCGCGACGATGGTTTCGTCGAATTTTTCGAGGCGATCGAGGCGCTGGGCGAGTGGCGGCGGCGATCCATCACGCGAACGCTCCTGCTCTACCTGTCCAAAGAACTCGGACACGGTGATCCCGAGGGCCTGCACG